ATCGCTTTAACGCGAGCCCGTCCGGCAAAGACCGTGCCAGAAGCAGTTAAGTAGGTGGCCTTTACATCGGACGCCATAGTAATCCTCCTAGCTGTAAAACACCGTCACCGACGTACAGGCGGTAAACGTGGCTATATAAATATCGGCAACGCGAATGCCCTCATCCGGAATGTTTACGGAATGAGTGTCTGAAGCGTCTAAGTCCATGTCTAAAACAGTGGTGCCCCCGTTTCCATCTGAAATAGTCAGACGCGGTGTTCCAGTGGTTGTTTTAACCTGAACTTGGCGAATACGCGCAGGACCAACACCGGCTGAACCAGTGGCCGTCAAACGTTTAGCTCTTACATCAGAACCTGCCATGCTAACCTCCTAGCTTAAAGGTCAATAGCCTGCTGGTACAAAACAGTAAAACGAATTGTTCCGGCGTTAGTAGCGCCCGTAGTGGTTACAGTAAGACGTTTTTCAGTGCCAACGTCTGCCCAAACCAATGCTCCACCAGCTTCAGTAGTTGGGTATTTACGACCCGCACCAGAAGCTACCGTGATGGAAAAAGCGTTTAGGAAAGTAGCGTTACCGCCAACAGTGTCACCGATGCTCAGTACGCAAGTTGCGTTTGCAACAGCGACGGGAACGTCAATAACAATGTCAATAATTTGTGATGCAGCCGGAATTACGATATCCGTAACAGTGGCTGTTTGAGCGCCGCCCGCGGTACTAAAATCAGTGGTTTGAGCCATAACGACTTGACCAGTGTTTTTAATGTCTTTACCGAGCGTTGTACCCGTAGTAGTTGAAATGGTGCCAGCTTTAATTGGCCCAGAAAAAGTGGTGGTAGCCATTTTATAGTACCTCTTGCATAAGGATTCGCCTTGTAGTCTATGCAACGTCAGGAGGGCAGGGGCCTGTCTACAAAGCTAATATGTTATACCCTAAAAAAAGTATAAAACAAAAAGTAACAAAAAGAAAGGGGCCTCTTTCAAGACCCCTTCCAATAAGATTAGAAGTAAACTTCTTAACTTATGCTGCGCCGGGAGTACCGAACACTGAACGCCAATCGGATACACCGAAGGAATAACGCTCGCGAGCTTTAAACCGCATGTTACCTGTATCAAAATCGCCTTCCATAGCGGTCTTGATTGGGGAACGGTTAAAGTATTTAAAGCCGTTTGGAGCATCTGTCTTGATGAAGTATGCGTCGCTATCGTTCAGGAAGTGGTTAACCACTGCACCGTCAGGCAACATACCCATAGACTTCATTGCGTTGTTGTCGTTATCAGCTGTTCCGCTACGCAGATTAGAGTTGATAACACGCTCGGCAATAAACTGAAGTTCTTTTGGAATGATAAGTTTCATACCACGAACCGCAATTTTAAGGCCACGCTCATCTGTCAAACCAGCAATGTCGATCAGCATTTGCTCAAGAGAAGTCTCGTTGAGGTCGGCTGCAACCGCCAGAAGGTTTGTCTGGTTACCAGACAAAGATGGGTGAGCGTTCGAACACAAAGCCGCACCGTCGCCGATGGCGTTGCCGCCTGTCGCCGAAAACGCGTTGTTCAAGATAGAAGCTGATTTGATCTGCTTTGTCTGCGCCATAGAGCGAGCCAGAGCTTTGGTGTAACGAGACGCCAAACGATCATACAGGTTATCTTCAATGGCTTCTTCAGTGATGGAGAAGGCCAATGCGATGGTTTCATGTGTGTAACGCGCTGTGTAGGTCTCTTGAGCGTCGTCAAATGTGATGGAAGTACCTTCACCTTTAACTGGGGCTGTTGAGAAACCTCCGAGCATAACTTCCTCTTCGAATGCTCGGTCTGAGCTTTCTTCATCGAAGATGTCGGCATGTTCGTTTTCATAACGGTCATATTCCAAGCCAAACAATGCGTTAAGGCCGGGTTCTAGTTCTTTCGCTAGTTGTGCGCGAGAAATAGCCATTTGTTAAATCCCTTCCTTATACGCCAGTTGAGGTCGCAGTAGTCTGCGAGTCAAAACGGCTAGTGTTTGAATTGTAGTGAGCGTTGATTCGAACAATCAATGGGATACCCGCCGCAGCAAAGTCGCTGTTAGCTTCATCATCCATTACGCCTACAATGCGAAGCGGTAGCGTCGCGGTTACAGCAATTGTTGAAACGCCCAAAGCTGAATTAGAACTACCTGTGTTGGTGGAACCAGTTCGTGCCGATGTACCCAAAGATGCGTTAGCAAATACCGCAGCTTGCGCCGTGGCACGGTCAGTCAAAGAAGCGTCAGACGCAACTTTAAACAACTGGTTTGGATTGTCCGCAACAAAAGCTTTTACGGGATAGTTTGTATCTACACTTACGGAACCGGAACCGGGCCAGTAGTTTAGAAACACAGGTTTCTTTTGCGTTGCGTCTTGATATTCTACGCCCATCAGAACACCCAATGCAGGAGTAGTGCCACCGTTGGTAGCGCCTGCATGGTCAACAACGCCTGCGGCCGTAGGGACACAGAGCGAATATTGAAAAATTGGGTTAGTGTTGTTAGACGCAATTTCGTACTGAGTTACACCAGTAGAGTTTGCGCCCGAGCCAACAAGACCGATAGGACGAAGACCATAGGCAGTGTTTTGATTTGCCATTTGATTTTTCTCCTAAATAGGAGGCCCTTATTTTCGAGGACCGCCAAAGGTTACACGAGACTGACGATCCGGTTTATGAATCGTCATGGTTGAATGTGCGTTCTCGCGCATCATGTCAGAATCAACAGCTTCCATTTGGTCAGCATTACGCTGCTTAAAATATTCGGTACGCTCTTGAATTGTTTCGACAGGAATGCGAGCCAGCATTAAACCACCCACTCCAAACACACCCTCATATTTTCCTGATTCAACTACCGGGGACTCAAAGTCAGGGTATTCGTCTTGACGAACAAGTTCCCAACCTTCGCGCATTTTTGCGCTGATGTTTTTTCGATCATCATACCCGCGCGTTTCCGCACGAATCCAACGATGCTTAAAACCGTCCGGTGCAGGCGGTGCATCCAACATAGATGGGGGAGCCCACGGCTTACGCTGCGCCGTTTTTTCCCGAGTTTGGTTTGCGCGAGGAGTGCGCTTGATAGAACCGTTTACATTTGTATCTTCGCTCATCAGTCTTACTCCTTAACGTATTTCGCGTATGCTTCTAGCGGCACACCCAATTTCTTCGCGATTGCGACTTGGCTCGGGGTGAGTCGAACCTTTCTCCCACTACTGCGCCCAGAGTTATTTCTAGAAACACCCGCAACCGTCTGGACGGCCCGTCTGCTAGGTGCTTGCGAGGAACCTCCAAACGTGTCAGAAATCCTTCGATCAAGCTCAGTATAGTAGTCATTGCTCGTCGGGTCAAACCCTTCGTCCTCAACAAGCTTTTTGTGTATGCCAAAAGCCGCAAAAGTCTTGGCCTCATCCTGACCAAACCACTCATTTTTTTCAGCCCAATCCTGCGCTTTTGGATCAGGCCTTTTAACCTGCGGCGCGACTTGTTGCTGTTGCTGCATGGGCTGTTGAGCCTGCGGCGCGGCTTGTTGCTGTCGTTCTTGAGCCTGCTTGGCTTGAGCCGCTCGTTCGCTCTGAGAGGTCAAAGCAATCATGCGTTTGTTTGCTTCAACCGCAGCTTGAGTATCACCCATTTCCATTGCTCGGGCAAACTCAGATTCAGCTTGCGACATCTCGTTTTGAACACGATTGCTGTATTCCGCAACATAACTACTGTCTAAATTAGAAAACCGCTGCTTTAAAGTTTCCGCTTCTTGCTGAACTTGTTTGGCGTAATTAATAGCTTCGTTTTCACGACGCTCGGCCTCACGCATCTTTTTAGTCAACCGATCAATACGCTTTTGAGTTGCGTTGTCCGCTTTTTCAAACTGATCCGTAGAGGCAACCTCTACACCAGAATCCTCAACTTCAGGGGAATCTACCTCCACCTCAGTGTCTTCGTTGGACGCAAGGTCCAGTTCAATTTGGTCTTCAGCCATCTAATCTCTCCTAATAATGCAATACGTCTGAGGGTTCCGATATTCGGGCCAGTATCTCGTCGTCGTTCAAGATACTCACGTTACCGCCGTCAATGGCAAAACGAGACCCCGCATAACGAGCAAACATGACCCAATCACCTTGTTCACACCACGGCCCGTTTGGAAACTTTTCAGCATCCTTGTAAGCAAGCTCGCCTACCTTCAAAACGTAACCAACTTGAGTGGAAACCTCTTGCTGACTTACCGCTGCTTGCGGCAAGTAAACACCACCCTCGGTCTTTCCTTTTCCCCGATACGGAAGAATTAAAAGACGCCACCCTGTAGGTGTGGGCATTTTTTCTAAGAGAGAAGCACCAATAGAGTCCGGATTTAAAACCCTTTCTTCTGGTGCGGCATATGCCTCGGAGAGGCTGGCGACCGCTTCTTGAGCGGCCTCTAAATTAACTTTAGTCAACAGATTGCTCCTGTTTATCTAGCAGGCCCTTGAGTTCCTGTTCCACATGATTCAGGGCTTCTAAGTTCCCTATGAGCTCACGATATTGCTCCATAGACTTGACGTTGTTGTACTGCATTAAGTCAACAATGGCTTGTCTTCGTTCTCTTATCATGCGAAAGACGGCTTCCGCAATGAATATCTCATCCATTCCTATAAACTCCCACTTTATCTGATACAGACACTAGCGAGATTTAAAGGAAAGGCAAGAAGATTTAATCCTCCATTAATTCAAAGTGAGGCGCATCGATAAATGGACGACGGCCCTGTGAACGGCGCAAGTCTACATACTCGTTCATAGCTTCTTCTGCCGTGCCTTCATAATCCCCAAAATCGTCTATATGCCAAGCTGCGCCCCAGCGAAGTTTAACACCGCAATCCTTGGCGGCAGCTTTCATGGCGTCAGCAATCTCATCATAGAGATTCAACTCCCATCGGCCTCCGTCAATATATGCCATTAAATCAACGGCGTAGCCCCCAAGATGCTTGCTTTTCATGGTCTGCGAAGCACCTTTCGCGACCAACGCTTCCTGCTCTTTGCGGGTTCTTAGTCCGCAAATCACACTGAAGTCCTGTTCGCTAATTCCGATAGCCATGCGAACAACGGCCTGCAAAGTGGGATCAACCCCCTCCAGTTTTTCGTTGCTGCGGTTTCCCAGTTTGTATGTCATTTTGTTAATCCTTGTTTTTTCTCGTAGCTACGAAGTCCACCTAATCCAAGCATACCCATCATAACCGTCATCAAGCTACCCATGTCAAACGTGGGTAGTTCTGGTATTTGAACGCCCGCGACAGCAACCCCGAAAATAATGAGGGGCTGCAAAACGAAGTGATAGGCAAATGCCGCGCCGCAGACCCACCCAATAAACGGACGCCATCCGCCCTTAAAAACTGACCCGCTGGCTGCTTCTGCCTTGTTGACTTCAACTTGCGCTAGCATTGCCTCTTGCGCATGTTTGTCTGCCATCGTGCTGAGATCATGCGCCAACTGCGCAGCTTGGTCTTTGTCTTGAATAAATTTGCCTGCCAGTTCCGTTGCTGGACCTATAAGTGTGCTTAGTATGCCCATTATTTTCTACCCATCCAAGCGGTTGCGCCCATGAAAGCACCGACTATGCCTGCACCTGAAATGTAGAACAAGTTAGAAATATCGCTCAGTGCCGTGACGCGGTCCAGAGGTATAAAGAACATTGTGACTGTAAAGACGCCCATTCCGATCAAAGTCCACCGAGCCATGCGAAGCTGGGCCAAGTGTTTGCGCAACGCGTCCTCAGTCTCCCTGATCTCTTTAGCCTTCGCCATCTCAGAGTCAGAGACAATTCCATCGCCATCCATATCGTAAGCATCGTACTTACTTTGATCTTCTAGCTTCTTCGCTGCCATCGTCTAAACTCCTTGCGTACTCTACAGCATATCGTTTGTGGTGCGTTATTATAACAACTTTTCCGTATTTGTCATATACAACGTAATCACCCCTCTTATTGCGGTATAACCTCAAAACAATACACCGTTGTTTGACTTGTCGTTATCAAGACTTTTGCATCCTCAAGAGCTTCTTTGCACTCTTTCTCAGTTGGAAATTGATTGAGTTGATAGTGCTCAATGTTGTTATTCATAACTTGAAACCAGACTAAAAACCACATCACCACTTCCCCTGATATCTACCCAAGTAATAAAAGCCAGTCACTACACCAGCCCCGGCGATAATAAATATAACCGCTCCAACTACAAAGTTGATAGCGTTGTCGATCATCTCTTGCTTTTTATAAGCCTCTTCCTTGCGGATGCGGCGCATCTCCCCCTCTATTTGAAGTACCTCTTCCCAAGCCGACGGCCCGTAAGTCCATGATATATGGTCTTTTATTTCCTTCCTCATGGATTCCATCTTCTTTTTTTGAGCGAAGATTTCTATAGCATTGGCGCTATTGTCAGACATCATCTTATAAAATGGAGGGTTCTTTGTTTTGTCTTCCGCATACTGAAAATCAGAAAAAGCGGCCCCCCATTTAGCTAGGGTGCCGCTCATTTCTTGGATGTCCTTACCCGCCGATATACCCTGCTTTAGGATGTTAAAGGCACTTGTAGCAAGACCAACCGCTGTAATGGGGTCAATCATAACTCTACCGCTCCATCAAACGGTCTATTTTCTCTTCAATCCGGTCAAAACGAGCAACAATTTGGCTCATTACGGCCGAACTATCTGTTTTTGTTACATATTCCTTTGCCATCTCCTCGCGGGTCCGGTTCAAAAGAATCTGCACACGTTTAACTTCGTCGTGCTGAGTCTTGGCCCACCAGCCAACAAAACCTACCGCCGCGGTTAATCCAACGTTCCAAAGTGACGCAATTTCCACAGCCTAGCACTCAGTATAACCGCCGCCACGCTTGGCCGCACCCATTCCACGAGCAACGCCACGAGTCATCTTCATCTCACCAGAAAAATAAGTCACCGCTTTTGGAACCTTAACATCCGCAGTCTTGCCATAAGGAATACGCCCTTGGCCCTTAATATCCGCGTAAGGAACCGCTTTTGGAGCGGGACCCGGCGCTGAACCGTTTACCTTTACTTTAGCCATTATTCTGCCCTCTCTGTTTTAACAACTCGCGTTGCATAGCACTCTCAATCCGTTTGTCCGTCTGAGCCTCTTGGCTTGCCAGACGCTGCTGAAACTGCTCGCCGCGCATCTGCTGATTCTGAGCGTCAAGCTGCAACTTCGCCTGATCGATCTGAGAATCCGCCTGCTCGGACTGAGCCTTGATCTCCAGTTCCTTCTCCTTCAACTGTAGCAAAGGATCGGGGCCCTGACCAGAGACTTGTCCAGAAAGCTGCTTGACCTGTTGCATACCCTCTGCAACAAACTGCGCAACCATCATCTGATACTGCATCTCTTGTTGATCCGCGGGCAGCGGTCCAGCTTGCTGCATCTGAGACATAGCCTGCTCTTCCGCACCAATCTTAACGTGCTCCATGATGTGCTTCTGCATAGACAAAGCAACAGGAGGTAACTGACCAACCATCGGACTAGCCCCAAACACCAAGTGAGCCATGATGTGCGCTTGGTGATTCTGACCCGAAAAGGCTTCCAGCTTGATGTTGTCCAAAGCGTTGATGTTCTCTTGCGCAGGGTCCAAAGGAATCGAATCCTCATCAGGGACCGACTTCATTAAACGATCAACATCCGTAACACCCAACGCCTCATACATGTCACGGAAAACTTCGTGCATGTTGTGCATCTCAGGAGCCTGTGTAGCTAATTGCAACTTCGTCTGAGCCAACAAAATACGCTGAGACTGACTGAAAGCATTCGGATTAGAAACAGGAATAACATCCACACGGTCGTCAAAGTCCGTCGCCATAACAGACTGATCCGCACCCTCAATACTATAAGGATACTCCGGAGGTAAAGTCTCGCTCATTACACGAGCCAAAATCTTAAACTCCTGACGCATCGCATAATGAAGACGCTTGTGAACAGCACTCATTACACGAGAACCCTGCTCCAACATCGCTATAGTAGTTCCGACGGCCGCGTTCTGATTCCCGTCGCCAACCTTCATATCCGTAATCGTCGCAAACCGCTGACCAGCCTGTACAACAAAACCCAACAACTGAAACAACGTCTGATCCGGTCCCTTAAACGGTAAAGGCATCAAACTGTCACGAATAGCACCGCCCGGAGCGTCAACATCCCTAAACTCACCCGGCTGTAAAGGCTCGTCGTCGTCCCTGATCCGCAGGCCGCGGGCCTTGAAACCAGCCGGAAGATTAGACAACGTACCAGCATCAATCAACTGACGAAGTGACGATGTAGCTGTGCGCGACAAACCACCGATAGTATGAATTAAACCAAGTCCGTAAAAACCAAACCCCGGCAAAAACTTGTAATGCACAAAGTATTGTATCTTCTTACGCTGCTCATCTTCCTCTAAATAATTACGACGGACCGCCAACACCTGACCGTTGTCCTGAGAAATCGTAACAATGTAAGGCAACTTAATACCAGTAGGCTCGCCCTCTTCATCACGGTCCTCGTAACCCTCTAAGTCCAAATCAACATGACACTCCAACAAAGTGCAGTCATAATCGATCTGGGAAGCTTCCATGCCGTTAATACGGTCCATTTCAGTCTCTACAGAGTCCGAATCTTGCTGAACCGGAGTCACAGGAATGTCTAAATAAAAGCCGCCGACCTGCATCTTGCGCAAATCGTTCAAACCCATGCGGACAACCTGAGTGATATTAGGACAAGTATCCAAGTCAGAAGTCTCATAAGGAACAACTAACTGCTCCGCAGGAACAAACTTACTAACAATCCGGCCCATAGCCTCGTCAAAGTAAACCTTCTTAAACGTACTTCCCGCCAACGGTAAATAAAACAACATCTGATCCATGTCAGGAGTGTAATCCTCCATAACATTAGTCAGATAATAATTCATAAACTGACGAACACGCTGCGCTTGAGACGCCTTTTCACGAGTCTCTTCACCCATAATAGCCGTCCGGACAGGACCCGAAGAAGGCAATAACTCATTAAACGCTTGAGCCTGAAACTGAGTCGCAGCCTCCGCTAACAAAGGATGCGTAACGCCGCTCGCACCGCGAAACGGCTGACTGCGCTCAGAATAACTGAACCCCAACAACTCTAAGCCATTGGAATAAGTATCTTCCCACTCCTGACGAGACGCCTTGTTACTGTCAAACTCACTGGATAAATCACTCGAAATGCGAGAAAGCTCATAATCCGACAAGTACTCAGCCAAGTTATCGCTAAAACCACCCTCCATGTCATCCAAAGATGCACTCGGGTCAAAATCAACGGTAACGTCGCCGTTGTCCTCCTCAATGATCTCAATCTCAAGACCCTCAGAGTCTAAGTCAGAAGACATTAAATAAGGGTCCGCACCAGAATCAGGGACCTCTAGCTCAACTTCTGCGCGTAAATCTTCCTCGTCTAACTGACTCGGAACGTTGCTCGTATCCATTAATCCGCCAATAGCCATAAGGCCCTCCGTCAATAATATGCCCGCACCTTAACAGATTCTTCTTCGTTTTGCCAATCATCTGTTGGTAACTGGACAAAATTACCCTGACGATACCTCATCAGAGCTTGGGTCATGCTGTCAACCAAATCGTCATGCTCCCCATTAGGAAACGCCGCAACCTCTTCAATTAACTCATCAGCCCAAGGCTTGTCAGGGGCCCAAACCATGCCAGACTCCAACATAGGACTAACAGCATGTACCCGACTTACCTTGTCATTACCACGACTAGGTGTGAAATTTACAACAGGAATACCAACATTCCGTAGCTCCTGCGTCAAAGGCATCCCACTCGCCTTCGCCTCAATAATTACAGTGTCGGGGTCCCAAAACTTATACTCCTCAAACGCAATAGCCTTCAATTCAGGAAAATCCCAGCGACCCTTCTTACTATCCAACAATATTAAATTAGGACCAGAACCACCCTCGTTCGGATAAAATACACCCCAAGTCGTAATAGCACTAAAGTCACTCGTCTCACGCTTGCTAAAAGCCGTGTCATAACTCTGAATCACATACTCTAACTGAGGAACAACCTCCTTATCCCAACGACGCCACCAATCCCGAGGAATGATCGCATTCTCCTCACCAGTAGGATTCTGCTGATACTGAGCATTCCACTTGCTCGGAGGTATAGATGCGCGGACCGCGGTTAAATCCTCTAAACTCCAGTACTCAGGCCAACAAGGAGTCTCATCCTCAAAAATAGCAGGTAACTCAACAACCTCCCACTGATCCGATAAAGGGTCCTTCGCCATAGCCTTCAATAACTGACCCGTCATGTCCTTCTCTGACCAACGAGTCTGTACCAAAACTATGCTGCCACCCGGCTGTAAACGCTGGCGAGGGCCCCCAGTATACCAATCCCAAGCATCCTCAAAACCATGAGC